TTATTTCGTATCTGTGGCTTCCAGTTGGCTTCCATTTTCGTCGGGATAAATCGTCATGTTTTCGCCATGCGGCAATGCATCAACGGCAGCGATGAGCTGCGGGATAATTTTATGTGTATACACATCTTTCGTCACATTATTGCCAGAAGCATGCCCGACAATCATTTTTTGAATTTTTTCCGGCATACTATAATTGTCAGCAATCGTTATGAATGTGTGACGGGGGTCGTGCGGGAGATGTCCTGTAATACCTATTTTCTTAAAATATTTACGGTATGAGTAGGTTATGGAAAGCAGGCCATTTTTACCATATAATCCACGCTGCCGATCCGGCATAACTAAATATTCATGTTTTGCAAATTTGGAAATACTGTAAAAATATGTAACAAACGGTAGGATGCATTCTGCGATTGGTATCGTCCGGTTGCGTCCTACGTCAGTTTTCAGTCCACCCGTCATCGTGTGGGCGGATAAATTCACATTTGCCATTTTTATCATTGCCAGCTCTTTTGGACGCATGCCGGTATAAGTCTGTATTAAGATAATCCGCGCTATATCATCATTACAATGCTTCCATAATAATCGCATTTCTTCCGTTGTAAACGGCTTATGGATATCCGATTTAATTTTTACTGTAGTTACAACAAATCGGGAGTAATCCTTAATGATTAAATCATTAGCGATAGCATACCTATAAAGCATATGCATGACAGTCATAATACCGGATTGTCCGGATGCGGAAACGTTTGATTCGTCTATAATTTGCTGCAGATGTAGTGTTTTCGTTTCGCTGATTTTCAGACTTGCAATTTTGCTGACGTGATTTTTCCAGTACATCAAATGAACTTTACTTAACGGTTTTTTCAAGCGTTCTCGTCCAGTTTTGATACGTTCCCAGATGTCCGCCCATGTAATATCTGCTGTTGCCGCCGTTTGCGGATTCATATTGTATGATTCGATGGCTGCCTGCGCTTCCCGCTGGCGTTCGAAGCTGCCGATGATTTTCTTTCTGCGTTTGCCGGTATCAGTCATGCCGAGGTTTACAACGGCCACCCACGGTTTCCGGCGGTGCGCATTATCCGGACGCTTATAGACAGATCCGGAGCCGTTCGCTCTTCGCATTAATGTTCACCTCCTGATTAAGTGCGGGGAATCGGATACACATTTAATAATTCAATCAGTTTATCACGATCAATTAACTCAACACCATTTGCTTCCGCTAAATCAATTGCTCCCTGCGTAAAATGACTATTTGTGACTACTGCCGCCAGATCGTATTTATAAAATGCTTTTGCCGCCACTGCTTCCTGTACGGCACTATTCGATACATTGTCTTTGTAGCACTTTGCTTGTACGATCTTTAACTCATCGCCTTTCGATAAGAGCAAGTCTGCCCCCTGATCTCCGGATGTTTTCGTGAATTGAACGGAATAGCCCATCGATTCAAATATTTTACCGAGGATTTTTTCGAATGCTACACCATCCAATGAATCTATGTAATGGATATCTACATTAGAGATAATAGAACGATTTGTTATTATGGAATTCTCTATGGCTGCAGATCGTTTTTCTATTGCAATACGACGATTGATTGCTGTTAATTCAGTAATGATTTCATTTTCTTCAAGCTGGAATGGATATTTTTTCGAGTAATTTATAAGATGTGGAATATAAAATTTATTCATTCCGAAAGTTTCATAATATGTTTTTATAAGAGCGGTTTTATTTATTACAATGTAATTCGGCGATGCGGATTCATGAATCTTAACGTCAAAATTTTTACAAAATAAAGCATTAGCAGCATTGTTCAATTGTTCGTCTATCATTTGATTGAATTGCTCTTCTGTTATTTCATTCATGTCAATTGTGGTTTCTTTTTCTGTTAAATTGCGAATTGACGCATAATCATATTTTGTTAATGTGATTTTCGTTGGCCACGTTTTCCATGCCATGGTATACGGTGTCAAGTATTTATAGATCGTCGGGGCAATCCGATTTCTTATTTCCTGCATGCTGGGCTGTGGATCAGCACTGTAGCCGCTGATAAATGTATTTACACGTTCATTGAAATATTTTTTATAGAGCTTGTAGCAAAGATATATTAGACCAATGCCGAGAAATACTTCATTGCTCAGACATAGGGCTATTACAAAAGCCCAAATAATAAATTTCTTCACTTTAACACCTCTTGATAGCAACTATAATTCTTAAATATATCCAATAATTCAAGTACGCCATCAAATGTCAGCAGCTTTTCGCCCTGTATACCGTCAATCATCTGAATATTATTACGCAAACATGTGTGCGCAATAAGTAAAAATGCAAATTTATTTGCTTCGAATTCCTGTTTTCGTGTTTTATGTTTCGACACAGAATGCATAGCAAATAAATGCTCTCCTGCGCGATGCAAAATAATATGCCCGATTTCGTGGGCAAGTGATACGTTCTGCGTATTATACGCGTATTTTTCGTTTATAAAAATTTCTTTAATTGAGACGGCTTTTAGAAAAAATCCGCCGATTTCATCCGGAAGCGGGACTTTCTTTACAGATATATGCATAGCTTTTGCTATTTCGTTCGGGTCATTAGTTCCGTATTTTTTGATTATATCCAGGACGACTGGCAGCATTCGTTTCATTTCTCTTCGGATTCCTTTGATAATACATACTCAATATAATTTTTAATTTCGTTCCGGGCATTTTCGGAGATCGGTTTGCCATTTTTACTAAAAAACATCACTTGCGAGGATTCGAGTAAATCATGGAGGTAAATTGGTTTGGTAGAATCGGGGGCGTCGCCGTCGATTAAAAATGTAGGCGTTGTATGCAAGATTTCGGCGATTCGTTTTAGTGTTGATTGCGGAATGTCGTTAATTCCGGATTCCATCTTATTGATAGATGATTTAGATTTATAGCCCAGCATTTTCGCCAGCGTTTCTTGAGACATACTCATATTTTCCCTGCATAGCCGAATTCGTCGTCCGAGATGTTTGAGAAAAACCTTTTTATTGTTGTCCATTTATCTCACCTCCAGCAATCACATTGTATCAAAATGTAGACTATCATTCAATAAATTTTGATGAAAATGTAAAAAAAAGTTGACTTATAATCAACTCAGTGTTATTATAGCGATGTAGATTTTAGGTCTACCGAGAGGAGGTGTAAGAAAATGACCGATATCGAAAAGTTAAGAGAAAAATTAAATATGTCAGGCTATAAGCTGTCCTATGTAGCCGACTTCTTATCCCTGACGTATCAGGGATTGTTGAACAAAATTAACGGAAATTCTGAATTTAAGACATCTGAGGTGAAAGCGATTAGTGATTTACTGCAGCTTTCACCTGAAGAAAGAGATACTATTTTTTTTAATTAAAAAGTAGATTGACGGTCTACATTAGGAGGTGAAAATTTATGAAAATACCGGTTGTTGTTGCGGCTCGTCTACTAGGCATTTCAGCGGACTTCCTGCGCTGGTCGCTCCGCCAAGACAAAACCGATCTTGGCTGGGCAATCAAACGAGACGGGTCGAAGCGATGGGATTATTACATAGACCAACAAACATTGGCACGAATGGCAGCGGTTACATTACAGGATGTCCGCAGGGCAGTGGAATCATACCGTGCAGGAGGTGAGGTAAGTGCGAAGAAGAATTAGATGGGACAGGGTGCTCATGGCCGCCGCCTTCGCCATCGGCGTCGCTGCCGGAGCGTATCAGTACATAACCGCTTCGACCACCCGCTTGATTGAGTATCAGGCGGAGGTAAAACCCGGTGATACACTCTGGGCTATCTGTGCAAGAATCGCCACAGATAAGGATGATATGGGAAAGCTGGTCTGGCAAACCAAGAAAGACAACAGGATCCGGGATGTAGGAAACCTGCAGCCGGGAATGTTGATTGTAGTAAAAGTGAAGGAGGCGAGGGAATGAACACAGCGCTCATGATCGAACGACTTACGAAATTAATCCGGGAAGCACAGAAAAACGAGAAACATTTTAAGCGTTAGGGCATGGCATTGACGCAGATGTATTTCGCCGGAATGGCCGACGCATATCAACATTTAATAGAAGAATTACTACAAAATCAGGAGGCGAGGGAATGAGGAGAAAACTAATATTAGCTTTTCTAATTGGGGTTACAGGAATCTTACCTGCACACGCGGAATGGATTGTTTCGGAATGTAGCGCATACACGCCCTACGATTGCGGGACAATTACCGCAACGGGCGAACGCGTCCACGTCGGCGGTGTAGCTTGTAATTTCTTGCCATTTGGAACGGTCATTGTGATTGACGGTGTAGAGTACGTCGTAAATGATCGATGCGGGATCGATAACTGCATCGACATCTTCATGAAGGACTACGATGCGGCCATTCAATTCGGGCGCAGGGATAAGGAGGTCTATATAAAAAGATGATTATTACAGTAATAAAAAAGCCACCGGATACTGCAATATCCGATGGCTACCAGCTAAAGCTGGCACATTCTCACAAATTATTATAACACATTCGGGAGGACAAACATGAAAACAATTGAAGCAGAAGCAATTATTATTCCGGCGGTAGAACCGAAAATCATTTCGGAAGTATTACCAGTTAAAACGAATTTTGAAGACGTCGAGGCGTATCTGTCAAACCTCGTCGAGAAATATACAGGTTTGGTCGTTACGGACGAAAACCAGAAGGACATGGAGAAAACTCTTCGGGAAGTCGTATCAATCCGGACAGGTATCCAGAAGTTTGAAATCAATGGCAAGCGGCAATTAAAAAAGCCAGTCGATGATTTCGCCCGGCAATGTAAGAACCTGTTGGCGATCGTCAACAGTGTAGAAGCTCCGCTAAAAGAGCAGCTGGACGTGTACGAAAATAAACGCCGGGATGAATTGCAGGCGGCGATCGGCAGGGAATTTACGGCAAAAGCCGACACCGCAGGCTTGCGGGAGGAATACCGGTTATTTGAAATTCCGGAACGCTGGTTTAATAAAACAGCAAAGTGGTCGGAGACCTGCATTGATATAGACCATGTCGTGTCGGATTTGTATTCCCAGCAAGTTACGGCAGATAATCTGGCGGAACTCAAAGAAACCCGCCGTGAAATGGGAACAGCCTATATTAATACGGTTAATGCAGAGTATAATCTGGCGACACCGCTTACGCCGGATATATTAACGGACGCCGTGCTTGAAAAACCGAATGCAGAGATCAAAGGGTTTATCCGGCAGGCCGCAGAGCGTCAATCTGAAATTGAAGCTGCCGCCCGCACTGCTACGGCTCCGGTTTCTGATCCGGTACCGCCGACAATCGCTCCGCCGCCGATTCCGCAGACGACCGGATGGCCACGGACAATGGTTCTTACTATTTCACTGCAGAACGAATTGGATTATCAAAGCATGCAGGATTTCTTATACGAAATGCCGGCAAATATTAAATACGATACGGAAATCAGGGAGGGATAAAAATGATTGAATTTAAAAAAGCAAAACGAAGCAAAGCGAAGCTCCGGCTGGCAATTTCCGGAGCTTCCGGAGCGGGGAAAACGTATTCTGCTTTGCTCATCGCCAGCGGCATTGTGCCGATGAGCAAGGTGGCGGTGATTGACACAGAATCCGGATCTGCAGATTTATATGCAGACCTGGGTGATTACTCAACGGTCACAATAAATCCACCATATTCCCCACAGAAATATATAGAGGCGATTCACACTGCAGAAAATGCCGGATTTGAGTTAATTATCATCGACAGCTTATCGCATGCGTGGAGCGGCGAAGGCGGTCTGCTTGACCAGCAGGGTAAAGCTACAGAAAGCAAATATCGCGGAAACAGCTGGGCGGCATGGCGGGAAATAACGCCGTTACACAACCAGTTAGTCGAAACCATACTGCATAGCCCGTTACATGTAATAGCGACGATGCGGGCGAAAACGGAATATATCCAGACCGAAGTCAACGGGAAAAAGCAAATACAAAAGGTCGGTATGGCTCCGATTCAGCGTGATGGAATTGAATACGAATTTACGACGGTATTCGACCTCAGCCAAAATCACACCGCTACGGTCAGCAAAGACCGTACAAATATGTTCGACGGACAATATTTCACGCCGTCTGCAGAGTGCGGGAAAGCATTACTGCACTGGCTAACAGTCGGAGAATCCCCCGCACTCACGGCATCACAGCCGCAGCCGGTGAATAATACACCGGAACCAAAGCCACAGCCGAAACCGTCAGCCATGCCGTTGGCGGTGGATATTTACAAAAAACGATTGTCTCGAATCTGGCACGACATGAAGTGGGACGCGTCAGGGACGTTGGACGCGTATCTCACGGAACGGATGAAGCCGTCCGGAAAGACCGCCGCCGATATAACGGCGGACGATCTGGCGGGGATCGATAAGGAAATCACGGATTATTTAAGCAGAAATGGCTTTGCGCAAATTGCGGAAGTCAAAGACGGCGAAATTATATTTTAACAGGAGGAATGAATTATGATAACAGCTACACTCTACGGAAGATTAACAAGGGAACCGGAGCATGTTACACCGAGGAATGGCGGAGATGCATATGTCAGGTTCTCTATGGCATGTGATAACGGCAAGGATCGGGCGGCGACATTCGTGAATGTTTCAGTATTCGGACGCCGCGGCGATGTGATTATGCAGTATTTTACAAAAGGAAACCGGATTGTCGCTCACGTACAGAATCTGGAAGTTTCCGGATATATTGATGGCAACGGCGAAGCCAAGGCGTCGATGAATGCCGTATTATCAGCTGTAGATTTTGTGGAGACACGCGCCGATCAGGCCGCTCAGGCACCGGCGTATCAGCAGCAGCCGACAGCGGCAGCACCGGCTCCGGCATATACTCAACCAGCCGTGCCGTATCAGCAGCCAGCTCCGCAGCAGGGACAGCTCCCCGGCATGCCGCAGGCTCCGGTCGGTGTTCCGTGGGCGCGATAAATGATCAGTCTGCGAGATTATCAACAGTCGCTGATTGACCGTATCGCCGCAGAATATACAGCCGGGTCACCATCTGTCTGTGCCGTCGCTCCATGCGGGGCGGGCAAGACGGTTATGGTGGGCTGGATGGCAGGGAAAACAGCACTCATCGGTAAACGGGTGCTGTTCCTTGTCCATCGGCGGGAACTCATTGACCAGTCTGATCGGACATTCACGGCAATGGGAATTAATCACGGGATTATTTCTGCCGGTACCGCTGCAGATTATACGTCAGCGGTACAAATCGGCAGCACCCAGACCGTTGCCCGGCGGCTTGATAAAATTCAAAAACCGGATTTTATTATCATCGATGAAGCGCATCATGCAACAGCCGGAACGTGGCGAAAAATTATTGATGCATTTCCGGAAGCGCTCACGCTGGGCGTTACGGCGACACCAGCACGGCTGGATGGAAACGGGCTGGGGGATATCTTTAAATCGTTAGTTGTCGGACCGACGGTTGATGACTTAATCAGCCGCGGATCGCTGACACCGTATGACTATTACGCCCCGCCGTCCAAATCCGATATGAAATCGGTACATATCCGGTTTGGCGATTATGTTAAATCAGAGTTGTCCACCGTGGTTGATGATATAGATATTATCGGCGATATCGTCAAGAATTATCAAAAGCTGGTAGACGGGCGTCAGGCAGTGTGTTATTGCGTCAGCCGGTCGCATTCGGAACATGTGGCCGCTCAATTCCGAGCAGCGGATATCCCTGCAGCTCACGTTGACGGCGAAACGCCACGGGCGGAGCGGGATCAGATTATTGCCGATTTCCGGAATAAAAAAATCCGCATACTCTGTAATGTGGATCTGTTGGGCGAAGGCTTCGACGTGCCGGGGATGGATACGGTTATTCTTGCCCGTCCGACGGCGTCACTGACATTATTCATTCAGCAATCCATGCGGCCACTCCGTCCCGATCCGGATAATCCGGACAAACGGGCAGTGATCATCGACCATGTAGGGAACTGTTTTCGGCACGGCTTGCCGAGCGCGCCGCAGGACTGGTCTCTGGCATCGAAGCCGAAGAAGAAACAAAACCGCACACTCGCATTGCATCAATGTCCAAAGTGTTTTCAGGTCTGGGACACGCCATCACGCACCTGTCCGTATTGCGGCTATGCGCCGCCGATCCAGGAGCGGGAAGTTACGCAGCAGGACGGAACGCTGGCAAAGGTTGAATCACTTGAATTGCTCGAGAAAAAACGACGGTGGCAGGAAGTCGGCAGGGCACGGAGCCGTGCCGATCTGGAAGATATCGCCGTGCGCCGTGGCTACAAATTCGGCTGGGTTCGGAAAATGATGGAAATTAAACATATCGGAGGGTCGTATGGAACCTAATCAAATCATCAATCCTGCAGAGCATAAGATACAAAATGATATTCGCGTGCATATATCCGAACATCATTTAGGGACATTCTTCAGGGCAAACGTCGGTTCCGGCTGGGTCGGGCGGACGTACATCAATGAACCGAACGATTGCCTGCGAATATTACATCCGAGGCGGTTTTCAACGGGACTGCCGGATGGTTTTCCCGATCTCTTCGGATTTCGTGAAATCGAAATCACGCCGGATATGGTCGGGCAGAAAATCGCCGTATTCTGCGGCATCGAGGTGAAATCAGCGCATGGTTCACTGCGCAAGAAGCAGCGGTTAATGCTGGATTATATGACGGAGAATCATTGCTATTGCGGGGTTGCCCGTTCCGTCAATGATGCGGAGCGGATATTAAGTGGGGAGCATTATGGATATTAAATCATTTTTTGCGGAATTGTTCCGGAACTGTCCGGGATGGATATATCTGTGGACGCTACAGCATAAGCGGTCTTATCCGATACCGGTCAATCCGGATATGCCGGATGCGGTGACGCAGTTATCGCAGCGGCTGACAGACGATGGTTTCGACGTGTATTTTTCTCTCGGATGCACTCCGGCTCCGGTACCGGAAAATAAACGGTCTACGGCGGCCGGGGTGTCTGCTCTCGGCTGCGTCTGGGTTGATATCGATATCGCGGATGATAACGCTCATGCATCGCAGAAGTTACCGCCGAATGTCGAGTATGCGGAACTCATACTGCCACATGATCTGCCGCCGTCAATTATTGTAAGCAGCGGACACGGTCTGCATGCATACTGGCTCTTAAAGCAGCCAGCTATGCTGACGACGGAAACACGGGAGACGGTTACTCTGGCCGTCCGAAAGCTGCAGCAGCTTTGTAAGGATCGGGCTGCTGCCCGCGGGTGGACGGTAGATTCCACCGCCGATCCGTCGCGCATTCTGCGTGTACCGGGGACATGGAATTTCAAAAATCCGATGGAGCCGGTCAAATGCGAAATTATCGAATCATCGGATGTCCGTTATGATTTGTCCGTTTTCACGGCTCTGGATGTGGACATCGCTGAACCTGCCGCCGAAATTCGGGAACCGAAATTTAAGCGGAATCCTACAGACGGCAATGCATCGGCGATGATAGCTAATTGTAAATTTCTGCAGCACTGTCAGCTGGACGCCACAAAAATCACGTATGAGGAATGGGTGGCGGCATTATCGAATCTGGCGCGGGCGTCGGATGGGGTGCAGGCGTGCCATGAGCTGTCGAAAATCGACACATCTCGATATAAGGCTGCAGATACGGATCGCAAAATTGCTGAGGTGCTGGACAATATGTCGCCAACCACCTGTGACTACATACAGCACACGCTGGGCTTCCGGTACTGTGATCAATGCCCTGTCAAATGTCCGTCGGGCTGGTCGCTGGCAAAACTGCCGCAGGCAATCGCAAAGGTGCGGGCGGTATCAAATCCGACGCCGGACACGGTATTTACGCCGGAGGTGATCGGTGCACTGGCAACGGTGCAGCAGCAGGCACCCATTGAATTCGCACGTTTCAAAGCTAAGCTGCAGGGGACAGTTAATCTTGGTGACCTGAATAAATCAATCGCCAAAGAACGCCAAAACCGGCTCAAAATCGCCGCTAAATCGCCCGGGGGTACATCTATACCATCCGACGGGCGCAAGGCCTTAAAATCGACGGCACAGCTCGTTTCTGATTGTCCCATTGACCTCATCATACCCGCCGGTTTTTCGTTCGACCAAACCGGGGTGATGGAATATAAGCAGCGGATGGATGGCGAAATCATCAGATATCCTGCATCCGGGACGCCTGTGGTCATTACCGGGCGGGTATATAACATGGATACGTCCGAGGAAAAGCTGGAACTTAGCTTTAAATACTTTGATTCATGGCGCACGATATTGCAGCAGCGGTCTGTGGTCTATTCCGCCCGATCGATTGTCAAACTGTCCGATTACGGGCTGAACGTATCTTCGGAAACGGCAAAACATCTTGTTAAATTCTTACAGCAATTGGAATCAGTAAATTCGGATCGGATTCCGCTTAAATATTCCGTGGCTAATCTGGGCTGGCGTCATTACGGTGATGAATTCGTGCTGCCGTCCATATCAAAATATGCAATAGAAATGGACGATCAAGGGGACATCACCGACGCCATGCAGGTGTCTGGAACTATGCAGGGCTGGATGCAGACCGCTACGGAAGTCAGAAAATATGTTTTTTCGCGACTCATTCTGGCAGCATCGATGGCGGCGCCGTTGCTATATCTGTTCCACCAGCGCAATTTCATGCTCTACTTCTGGGGTACATCCGGCGGCGGGAAAACGGCTGCAATGAAAGCCGCACTGTCTGTCTGGGGCAATCCCGACCAGCTTATGACTTCATTTTTAACGACGAAAGCCGGATTGGAGCGTCGGTTATCACTATTATCCGATTTTCCGGCGGCTATTAACGAACGGCAGGTCGCCGGTCAGGGTCGCGAGAAGCAGGAATATCTTGAGTACATCGTATACATGCTGGAAGGCGGCAAAGGAAAAGGCCGTGCCAGTAAAACCGGCCTGCAAAAAACGTCCTCATGGCGGACGATCGGCATGGCCAACGGCGAAGAACCGCTTACACGAGAAACATCTGTTCGTGGCGTCAGAAACCGAATTATGGAAATAAACGCGTTCCCGGTTATGCCGGATGAACTTGCAAAGCGCGTCCACCAAATGCAGGACTACGGCTGGGCAGGAGCGGAATATATCCGGCGGTTGCTGTCCGGTAAGGATCAGGCACATAATATCTGGACATCCCTGCACGATAAGATCAGTCGATCGTATGCAGAATACGCATCGTCACATGTGGATGCTATGGCAGTTATTATGACGGCGGACGTGTTGTCGAGCATGTGGCTTTGGAATATTGCTGAATCTGAATCTATGCGACAGGCGTTATATATCACGTCTGAGGTGTTTAAATCGCTGCCTACGGCTCAAGCTATGTCCGATCCGGATCGTGCATGGGAATTTATCCAGAGTTGGATCGTGTCGAATCCGAATCACTTCGAGCGTGAGTTTTCGTCGCGTGATATCCATATGCAATCACCGCTCTATGGGTTTATTCGCGGAAATACGACTTACGTTTTTCCTGCGCATCTCCGTAGAGCTATGGATGAAGAGGGCATCAGCTACGAAAAATCACTTAGAGAATTGGTACAGACAGGGCGAATATCAACGAATACGAAAAATGATCCTGACCGAAATTTCAGACCAACAAAACAGATGAAATATAACGGTAAGGTTGTTAGAGTGATTCCAATTCCGGATTGCGAGTAAATCGGGCTACTTGGGTTACCTATTGGTTACCTATGGGTTACTGTGATTTTATTCGATAACGCCTAAGTAAATATAGTATAAGTAACCCGTAACCCGTACATATACATATATACATATGTACACGTTACAAAGGTCTTTGACAGGGGCTATTAAAAAGTGTCTTAAAAAAGCAATATATATTTCCGGAATTACGGGTTACCAGTTATTCACAGGCTTGAATATTAGATTTTATCGGCATTCCTAGGTTTTTGAAAGGTAGCCCGTACCTATGGGTTACCTAAGTTATTCATAAGCTAATATGAGTTATTCACAGGGGAGGTATAACATAAGTGCTATCTAATCATATCAAATTTGTTATGGTTCGGGCGTGTGAGATGAATGCAAGGCGAACACTCAGTCCGACGCTTCAGAAAATGGCTTCTGATATTATTGTTGACCCGTATGGTGCATCTGATTGGAGGTGTTGGACGGAACTGTTAGACCTTGCAAGGAAGCGGAACAGGGAAATGTTTGAGGATCTGTTTCTGCTTCGTGGGTGCGGGACGATGATTACAGAAAATCACGAATATGGCGTATGCAGGTTTGGATGGCCGTATAATTTCAGTCCGGTATGCGGTAATACGACGTGGCCGGATGAAAAAACGTTCCGGCAGTATATGTCAGAATTCTGGGAACGCTGGGGCGATGGTATGTATCATTTGTTGGTTAGTCTATGGAGGTATATGCATGATGGATATTGATAGTTTGAAACAGGCGGCAGAAATAATTGATAAGGCGCGCAAGGATTATGAGCGTCAGGGTATGCGGGGACAGAAGCTGTATATCGTCTGCGATTTGATAAAAGCGGAAGACTTAATTTACTCGGTAATCAATGAGTTTGAAAATCAGGAGAATGTATTATGAAAAAGTATGAATTCACAGGAGAAACAAAGGTTATAGCAGGCGTAACGCTTAAAAGAATCCGTGCTTTAATTAGTTTTGGATTTATTGTGAAAGGCGAAATCGGCGGATTTATTGAAAGCGAAAAGAATTTGAGCCACGATGGTAATGCAAGGGTGACTGGTAATGCAGAGGTGACTGGTAATGCAGATTGTATGCTTATTGGCAGAATTGGCAGCCGCTCCGATTTTACAACATTTTTTAAAAATAAAGATGGCGGTATATCAGTTAGATGTGGATGTTTTTATGGGACGATAGAAGAATTTAGAGAAAAGGTCGAAGAAACACATGGTACGGACACTAAACATGCGAAAGTATATCAAGCCGCGGCAAACTTGGCTGAAATGCAGATTTTAGAGCAGGAGGCAGAATGATGGATTTGCAAATAGTATTAAATCGGTTAGACGCTTTGATTAAATATATTGAGTATCATGATACTTACGATGAGAGAATTAGTGCGTTTGTGCTACTCCGGTATTTGCGGAAAATGGCAGCAGGTATAGACTGTGAACTATCAAAGCAGAAAACCCAGTCCAATAATAATCAATCCTGTGACGAATCTTCCGACGGTTCAGCGGCTACCGCCAAGCATTATCAGATTGACGGCGCAAGGCTGCAGCCTGTGGAAATGCTGCAGGATATTCTCACGCCGGAGGAATTCAGGGGTTGGCTCAAGGGCAGTATGTTTAAATATTTCTGCCGTGCAGGGAAGAAACCAGGCGAGCCGTATGAACGGGATATGGCTAAATGTTTGCAGTTTAATGAGTGGCTCAAACAGGCGGCCACCGGAAAGAAAATCAATCCGAGGGAGGGCAAATAATGAATGTCTGGGATTTTCTTGAGCGTGTACGCGGGCAGCGTTACCGGTTATCCGCGCTGGAAGATGAGTTAAAGCAATGTCGGGCTGATGCGGAGTTAATATCATCTCCGGCGTTGTCTGAACGGGTGCAATCGTCGAATCAAAAAGATATGTCCGATCTGTTTATTGCTATCGAGCATTATGAACAGCTTGTACAGCAAGCGATCGCTGAATCGATTATGTATCGTGAGCGGGCATTAAACGTGATTTCTTACGAAACGGATAATGTTTCTTACTCGGTTCTGCTTCGCTGGTATATGTTGGATCAGTCGTGGGACGAGATTATGCGGGCTATGAATTATGCAAGGACGCCGCTGAACAAGCGTAAAGATGATTCTCTGGTGCATTTATCCCGTGTTGTTCCGCCGGAACTTTTACAGTTTTAAATGAGTTTAGTACAAAAAAGTACAAAAAAGTACATCGAAATGTGATATTATGGTAGCGTGAAGATGAAGAAATAATACTCCTGAATGTTTCCATGATTCATCTCCTCCTTAATTAAGTAAAAAGCGCACTGACCTTCCCACGGTGCGCTTTTTACATTGTGCGTGAGGTAAGTTATGATACCGGTTTATTGTGCGTATGTAGACATGCGCGATCCTGAGACGCTGGTGCCGAATCCGCGAAATCCGAATCAGCACAGCGATAAGCAGATTGCTCTGTTGGCAAAAATCATACAGACGCAGGGCTGGCGTGCTCCGATTACTATTTCTAAGCGTTCCGGGTTCGTTGTCCGTGGTCATGGCCGTTTGCTGGCTGCATTATCCTTAGGGCTGACGGATGTGCCTGTGGATGTGCAGGAATATGAATCGGAAGCGGCGGATATTAAAGAACCGGTGACGCAGCCGGGCGACATCTGGGAATTGGGCGACCATCGATTGATATGCGGGGATTCTACTAATCCGGATGATGTTAAAACCGTTATGGATGGGCAGCTGGCGGATATGGTATTTACCGATCCGCCGTACAATGTGGAATATGTCGGCAAGACTAAAGATCACCTCACCATACAGAATGATAAGATGGATGAAGATGAATTCCGGCTGTTTTTATCAGAGGCATTCGTTGCGATGGCGGCAGTGCTCAAAAATGGCGGGGCGTATTACATCTGTCATGCGGATAGCTCCGGTGATATTTTCCGGCGAGCGGTTAGGGATTCAGGCTTGCTGTTAAAGCAGTGCTTAATCTGGGTAAAGAATACAATAGTTTTAGGTCGTCAGGATTATCAATGGCAGCATGAACCGATATTGTACGGATGGAAGCCGGACGGTTCGCACAAGTTTTACGGTGGGCGAAATAAATCTACTGTGATTGATGAACATCTTCCGCTGTCTATTACGAAAACGGATGATGGTTATGTGCTGAATTTCAAGACTGATATGCAGGATATCAATATTAAAGTACCAAGTTATGATGTGGTTGATTCCGGCACTGACGCTGATACTACAATCTGGCGGATACCGAAACCGACGCGGTCGGAAGATCACCCGACAATGAAGCCGATTGCGCTCTGTACGCGTGGGATCTTGAATTCAAGCCGGAAAGGCGAGATTGTTTTTGAACCGTTTTGCGGTTCGGGCAGCACGTTGATTGCGTGCCAGCAAACGGGGCGGAGGTGTCGGGCGGTTGAACTCGATCCGGTGTATTGTGATGTGATCGTTAAACGATATATTAATCAGGTAGGCACTGCTGCTGATGTGAAGCTGCATCGCGGCGGGGATGTAATTAATTATATGGATTTGCAAACCTGAAAATACAGAGTTAATATTATGACTGAAAGGATGGTTACTGTTATGAAACGTATGGTACTGGATAGCATAGTAAAATCTATTGACGCTAATTTCGAGGAGAGCAAGCATCCGCGTAGTGATGATGGTAAATTTACATCAAATGGCAGTCATCTGAACGGAGCTGCAAAATCCGGTAAAAAGGCTGGTGAAAATGTCAGTCTTGGTATGCGTTCTAAAGAAAGCAAAGTGTTGAACGAGGCTGGATTGGGTTCCGATTTATTTGCCGATATTGCTGACGCGGGAAAGACTGCACAACAGAAAAACGAGTGCAGAAATATTGCAAAAAATGCGATATCTGAAATGCTCGGCGAAGATATTTCAAAAGCAAACGCTGCTATTACTTCAAGAGAAATGCAGGAGCGCTGCTATATTGATGATGATCAGCCGTGGGAAGATTTTATGAAGTTGGCAAAAAATCCGAATTTAGAAAAAATCTTCAATGAATATATAAAAGCCGGTGTCGCTATTGAGAAAGGAAGTCCGAGATCACTTGGTGATGGGTATACTGCAGAAGGTGCGAAGCAGTACCGTAATTCACTATCCAAAGTGCTGGAATCTGAAATTCAAAAACGGAAAAGGGGATAAAAAAGTATCGCTTCTTTATCAAGCAACAATCCTTACGTGATCCCGAAGAAAAAAGATGAATTCAATATCCTTAGGATTGGAATGAAAATGCAATAATTTATATTACATTAAGCACCCTCGATCGGGGTGCTTTTTCTATGCGGAGGTGAGGTGATGCCGCGGCGGAATGAGGACAAGTATAATGCTGCTTATAACGATTTCAAGCGAGGTATTGCCTGCGCCCAAATCGCAAGTAAATACGGATTATCGAAAAATACGGTCTATGGATGGATACGGAAGTGGCGGGGCGAGCCGCATAAGAAACAGGTATTATCAGGACGTAATCTGCGGCACAATCTGTACAGTCAATATTTAACGCCGGAAACGCTCAAGGCTGCCGCTGAATTGCGGGGCGTATCTCCGCTTGATATACAGTGGATGTTGATCAGCTTGAAATTCGTCGCGATCATGACGTCGTGGCAGGCGATGATTGAATTTATCCGACAAGGAGATACGGAAGTCACTACTACGGATAAAACTGTAAGTACGGATACGACCGGTAAGCGGGTAGTGACCGTATCAACGCATACCGAGAAAGTATTGGTCTTTGATAAATGGCAGTCGTTTTTGAATACACAAGCCAGAGCAATGGCTACACTATCACATATGCTAAGAATATATGAGGATATGCTCCCGGAATCTCCGGAGAATGAGGAACGTATTACTCGCATTGATAAGATGCGGGCAGAAATACAGAATATTAAACGTCTGGGGTCTGCAGAGGGCAAGCCAGATCTGGCGGGCTATATAAATGCGTTACAGGCTGGAACGTCGGAGGTGTGGAATAATGGCGGTAATTGATAGGGGTGCATCGTTTCAATTTCTGCCGTTTTCCCGAAAGCAAAAACAACTTCTCTCATGGTGGATGCAGGGAAATTCGCCATATGCTGATTATGATTTGGTTATCGCTGACGGGTCTATTCGTTCCGGAAAGACAATTGCTATGGTGAATGCGTTTCTGCTTTGGTCACTCAGTCAGTTTGAGGGGCAGGCGTTTATCGTGGCGGGGCGGTCGTCCGGCGCATTAAAACGTAATCTGCTTTGGCCGATGTTCCAAATCCTGCACTCTATGCAGGTGCCGTATACATACAATCGGTCGGAGAATTATATAACAATCGGCAGTAATACATATTACTGCTTTGGTGCAAGCAATGAAGCCAGTCAGGATGTGATTCAAGGGTTGACTGCCGCCGGAGCTCTGGCGGATGAGGCGGCATTGTTTCCGCGATCATTTGTGGAGCAGATGATTGGCCGCTGCTCTGTTAAAAATTCTAAAATCTGGATGAACTGTAATCCGGAATCGCCGTATCATTACATTAAAACGGATTACATTGATAAAGCTGAAGAAAAACGAATCCTACACTTGCACTTTACGCTTGATGATAACTTATCACTTACTGATGAGGTGAAAGAGCGCTACATGCGTTTGTATCAGGGGATCTGGTATAAGCGGATGATTCTTGGCTTGTGGGTGATTGCCGAAGGCGTTATTTACGATATGTTTACGGACGCGAATCTGTACAATGATGATACGCGGCCGGAGCAGTTGCGCGGCCGGAGCCGGAGATATATTTCCATAGACTATGGGACGATTAATCCCATGGTCTTTTTAGATATTTACGATGATGGCACCGACCTCTGGTTAGACAAAGAATATTATTACAATTCCCGCAAAGAGGAGCGGCAGAAATCCGATGCCGAGTATTTGGAAGACTTTAAGCAATTTGTCGGCGACGAAGATCCCGATTATGTGATTATTGACCCGTCCGCCGCCAGCTTCAAGGTGCTACTGCGACAGGCGGGGTATCGTGTTAAGGACGCGGATAATGACGTGAATGACGGAATCCGTATGGTGGCCATGCTGTTTCGGACACTACACCTGCATATACATGAGCGGTGTCAAAATACGCGGGATGAATTGGCGTCCTACGTCTGGGACGAAAAAGCCGCATTAACTCACGGGCAGGAAAAGCCTGTCAAACAATCAGACCATGCATGCGATGCCATGCGTTATTGTGTAAAAACTATGATTAAAAGCTGGAGGCTGTCTGCTTATGAAGAAGAAAAGTAAAGCTCGCCGCTTAACGAACGACGCAGAGCGGAATGTGGGGCGGAAACTCACACTGGATGAGTTTGTGAATCCGCTTGCCCGCAGCGGCGCAGGTATGCCGAATCTGCTCGAGGCGACAGAATATCCGCTAACGAGGTTTACTCAAAACTGGCAGGTGTTGAACTCTCTGTACCGGTCGCACTGGGTCGTCCAGAAAATCATTAACACTATCCCGCAGGATATGATGAAGAATGGCTATGATTTCCAGTCTGATATCAATCCCGACCAGATACAGAAAATATCAAAAATTATCCGTCAGACGCGCCTGCACTCGAAAATATTAAACGGTTTGTACTGGGGACGGCTGTATGGCGGTGCTGCCGGAATCATTATGATTGACGGTGAGGATGATCGCATGGATGAGCCGCTGGATCTGGATCGTGTGATGCCGGGGGCGTTTAAAGGCTTGCTCATTATGGATCGGTGGTCTGGTATAATGCCGAGTGCCGATTTGATTACCGATATAACCGATCCCGATTTCGGTATGCCGGAATATTATGAGGTTACGCTGCCGGAAGGGCAGGGCGTTATCCGACTGCACAACAGCCGCGTCTGCCGGTTCTCCGGCCGTGAAATGCCGTATCTCGAGAAATTGGCCGAGAACTATTGGGGAACGTCCGAGATGGAACATGTTTTTTCGGAATTGAAAAAGCGGGATAATGTTTCTTGGAATATCGCTCTGTTAACGTTCATGGCCAACATCCGCGTTATGAAAATTGACGGGATGGAGCAGCTCCTGGCGTACGGCGGCGATAAGTCGCAGCAGGCTTTATATAATACGCTCGAGGGATTGAATATGATGCTGAATAATAACGGTATTCAGATCCTTGGGAAAGATGATTCCTACGAATCCCACCAGTATACATTCTCCGGTCTGGGCGAGGTTTATGACCGGTTTATGATGGATGTTTCCGGAGCGTGCGGGATTCCCGTCACAAAGTTATTTGGTCGGTCGCCTGCAGGGATGAACTCCACCGGCGATGCCGATATGGATAATTACTATGACACCATTGAGCAGTCGCAGGAATCGCAGTTACGTCCGGTGCTTGATAAGCTGCTGCCGATTGTTTGCATGTCCGCTTTGGGAGCGGTGCCTGATGATTTGGATTATATATTTAATCCGGTACGCCGCCCGAGTAATGATGAAAAACAGAGCCTTGGCAGCCAGCAAACGGCAGCTGTCGTGCAGGCGTATACGGCGGGGCTGGTATCAGAAAAGACTGCGCTCCGTGAATTGCAGGGTTCAAGCAAGCTGACCGGCATGTGGACGAACATTACCGATGAGCAGATCGAAGCAGCGTCTGATCAGCCGGAAGCCGCCGGTGAAATGGATATCCCCGGCATGCCTTCGATGGAAACGCAGGACGCCGATTTTGAAGAAAGCAAACATCCGCGCAGTGATGACGGTAAATTTACTGGCGGTGGCTCCGGTGGCGGTAATAGTATTGGCTTTAAGCAGGAAAGCCTTGATTTATTAGGGCAAGAGCATAAAGCTCCTCACGGAGATGCTGCCGTCCAAAAATTACTTGATTGTAAAAATGGGCATATCAAAAATGCATTTATTCGTTCTGATATTGATGACATTACGTTAATTTGGGGAAATGATGCAGTCGGGCTGAAGCATATTATTAAACGTCGCAAGGAAGAAAATGAAGATGTCGATGAACTTGTTTCGCATTTATCCGACACCATAGAAAATGGAACGTTGAAAATAAATAAGCGTGGCCGTTTTGTGATTACTAAAGGTAAGTATCAAGCTATTATTTCTCCTGAAATATTCAATGATAAACTGAATTTTCTTGTTACCGGATATTTTGTATATGACAAAAAAGATCAAGGAAGTCATGAAGACGATTAACTCTCATGACTTTACGTTAGAAAGACATACTCTTCTAACAACCTTGATCTCTTCTGTCTTGATTATATATCTCTTATGATGATAAATCAATTGTGAGGTTATATATGCCACTATGGGAGCCAAGGCGGCGAATTGAGCTGGCGTATCAGCGGGCATTGGAGCGTCTGTTAAAGCAGGCGCTTTTTACATGCCGCGACTGCAGCTCATATGCCGCATTTAAGCGGGCGATGGACACTTGGTCAAAAACCGAGGAATTCAGGGCGTTTTCTGAAGCTCTGGCGGGTAAAATGATTACCGGCTTGTTTGCTGATGTCGGCAGAAACTGGCGTGAGGCTGCACGCTATAACTCTAAAACGCGTGAAATGTATATGCGCTTGATAAAATCCATGGCCGGTGAGCGAGGCAGGCGCGTGCAGGAAATGATACGCGAAAATGCCGCGTTAATCCGAACACTGCCGCTGTCCACTGCTGAACAGGTTAGCGATTACGCTGCTGAGCAGGCAGCGAAAGGACGAAGACCTGAAGATATCGAAGCGGAAATATTAAAACTGTTTCCGAACCGAACGCGGGCGAGGTCAAAGCTGATTGCCCGCACGGAAATGGCGAAGTATCACACGGCTATGATTCAGGCGGACTGTCAGGATCTGGGACACAACTGGTATTTCTGGCGCAGCGTGCGGGATGAACGCTCCCGATCGGCGCATAAAAAAATGGATGGCGTTCTGTGCTCTTGGGATGATCCGCCGAATCCGGAGGCGTTATTTCCCGGATATCAGAAGCCCTATGGTCGATATCCGCCCGGCGGCACGTTTAATTGCCGATGTACGCCGGAGCCGGTTATTGTGCCGGAACAAATACCGGACACGGTACCGGTACATAAAAACGGAAAAATTACACGTATGAACAAATCGGCAGTTATTAAAATGGTAGGAGGTCTGATATAATGCAGGCTTATTACGGAAGCCGCTTTTCGCCCAACATGACGAGGACGACGGACGGCTTTTTAATCTGTCATAATGTCCCGCTTGCTCGGACGGGTGAGCAGGACTACCTGGGCAGCGAGGTCGGAATGAGCGATAGCTCAATCGTGAAAGTGTACCGAAAACCGGAAGAAGTCTTTAAGAAGTCTACTTTAGCGAGCTTTGAGGGAAAACCGGTAACGGACGATCATCCTGCTGAATTTGTAGAACCGGAAAATGCGACCGGTTATATCCGTGGTACCTGTGCGAATGTCCGCAGGGGTGCCGGTGAAAATGCCGATTTGATTATCGGCGATTTAATTATCTATGATGCTACGCTTATATCCGAGATTGAAGCAGGAAAGCGTGAAATATCTGCAGGGTATCTGTGTGATTATCGGGAATGCGACGGCGGATTGGAACAATGTAATATTGTCTGCAATCATATAGCGGTCGTGAATAACGGTCGAGCCGGTAGTCGAGTAGCCATCAGGGATGAAAAACCAGTTATTAAAAACGGAGGTAAGACAATGAGTAAAAAAGGTAATATTGTAAGTCGAATGCTGGCGGTCTTTGCGAAAGATGAAGATACCACGCCGGAAGATTTGAAAGAAGCTATGGACGCGGTGAATGAACCTGAAGAAAAGCCGGAGACCAAACCGGAAGTAAAGCCGGAAGTGAAAGATGAAGACGTACCGGAAGAAGAAGTAAAAAAAGCACTTGATGCAGCGTTCGCACCGCTCATGAAGCGCATCGCCGATCTGGAAGCGCGCATGAACGACGAAAAACCGGACGATCTGGACAATCTCGAGAAAGAATTATCTGAAGATGAAGATCCGATTGATAACGAGGAGTCCGTCACTGAAGCTCCGGAAAATATTAAAACCGAAGACGAGGACGATGAAGACGAAAAACCGACTGTTGACCGCGCAGTAGCTCGTTCTATTCTTCGAGCGATTAAACCGACTATCGCTGCATTGCCGGATGATCAGCGGCAGAAAGTCGTTGATGGACTTCGTGGCGCACTGATACCGCAGAAAAAGGATAATTCAGTTTTCGCTAAAATGCTGCATGCAAAAGCTGCAGACCATGGCATGGCTCACGCATCCGATTTCGGGGAAGCCTGCAGAAAAATGAATCCTCATTACAGAAAGGAAGGTAAATAATTATGCCAGGAACAGTTATTGGAAAAACTCTTAATTTCGGATATCCCGGACAGATTAGCCGTCAGGGGGATGAAATTTCTCGTACCAGACCGGTAAAGAAAGGTGCTGCGAATATCCCGTTCGGTGCTGCCGTTGAAATCGGTGCTGACGGAACCTGCACGCTACTGGGTGCAGGGGCAGGCACCGCTGCTGCATTTGCAGGCGTTGCTATGCGCCGTGTAAAGTCCGCGCTCGTTTATCCTGATCAGAACCACGGATATTATGCAGCCAATGAAAACTGCGATATTCTCGAACGCGGTGCGGTCATGGTTGAATGTGTTGCAGGGAATCCGACTGTGGGCGGTGCCGTACATGTATACAAAGCAGCCGCAAGCGGTCACAAAATGGGAGAATTCGCAGCAGCTGCAGATGCAACAAATACAGTACAGCTTACTAATGCTAAGTGGGCGACCGGTAAAGATGCGAATAACGTCGCCGAGGTCGTTATTGTAACCCGTCAGGGCGTTTAACAGGAGGTAAATAATAATTATGGGTAGAAAAATCACGATGCCGTCCATGTACGGGAACGCCGTACCGACTTTTGACAGCTCCGCTATTTCCGGCGGTCTGTCCTTTCTTGTGTCCGAACTTGAAAAAATCGATCCGAAACTGCGCGAACCGTTGACAAGCACTACATATCCCCGTGATATTAGTATTCAGTCCGGCGGCGGATGGGTAGAATCCACCAGCGCGATGAATGTCGACTATGCGGCGGTCGGCAGTAACTCCGAAACTGGCGGCATTCAGAATGCTATTCGCAGGATTCAGGCGAACGTCGGTAAAGACGTATTTAAGGTGCTGCCGTATGAAATCACCATGGGTGTTAAATTTGTGGATATGCAGCGCGGTGCTGTAACCGGACGCTCTATCGAACAGATTTACAACACCGGTATCCGTCTTGATTACGACAAGTACATGGACAGCAATACTTATATCGGTAATGCTGATTACGGCACTGAAGGGCTGGTAAACCAGTCTAAAGTAACACCGGTTTCTGTTGCTACAGGTGCTGCGGCCGCGACTGAATGGAAGAAGAAAACGCCGCTTGAAATCCTCACGGATATCAACGAGGCTATTATGGCGGGTTGGGCTGCTTCCGGGTACGACCAGACTGCTATTCCGAACCATATTCTGATTCCGCCGACACAGTATGGGTATCTGGTAACTACTATGGTTTCCATCGCCGGCGTGAACGGTGCAATCTCCATTCTTGAATATCTAAAGCAGAATAACATTGCCAAGAATAAGGGCGTCGACCTGTTTATCGGCGAATGCCGCTGGTGCGAAAAAGCAGGCGTCGGCCAGAAAGACCGCATGATCTGCTATGTAAATGAAGAACGCTTCGTCGGTATGGATGTTCCGGTTCCGCTCACCCGTGCAATGACACAGCCGGTAGTTGCTAATGCATCCTACGACAGCTTGTATGTGTCTGCTGTCGGTCAGGTTAAAGTCCACTACACTGAACCGTTTGTCTATCGTGACGGCATTTAATCAAGGAGGTAGCTATGGTTATTTTTGCGCATAAACGGGTAGGGTTCCGCAATCCGGAAACCGGGGCGATTTTTACCATCCGTGAGATGGATTTGGTTGACGCGCCGGATTGGATTAAAGCCGATCCGATGTTTGACTGGGCGGTGCAGGACGGAATCATCACAATCCCTGACGATAAGCCTGCCGATACTGATCCGCTGGACGATATGACGAAAGCGGAACTCATCGAAATGGGCACGAAACTCGGACTGGAATTGTCTGATAAGTCCACAAAAGCTGAACTTCTTGAAGCCGTCAAAGCGGCCAGAGGTGACTGATGAATATATACGGGATTATCGCTGCTGCGTCGAATGTGCGAAGCAGTGATAATAATCCCGCATATACAATGGATGATTTCCTCGCGATGTATCCGCAGTTTAAAGACGTGCCGGAAGTTGTCAGAAAAGCATGGCTCAAGATGGCTATGAACTGCCTGCAGTATGACCGTTGGAATGACTTGTGGGAAATGGGCATGGGGTTATATATTGCCCATTTTTTGACGCTATACCTGCAGTCGTCCACGCCGGAAGGTGCCAGTACGCAGCAGATTATCAATGCCGGACTATCTCGAGGTGTCGCTACGAGTAAATCGGTTGCGGATATGTCTGTCGGGTATGATTTTGGCTCAGTCGCGAGTGAATCGGCAGGTTGGGGGACGTTCTCCCAGACGGTTTACGGTCAGCAGTTTGTGCAGCTGGCAAAAGTCGCCGCTATGGGCGGTATGACAATCTGGTGATGATATGGGCTTGACTGTAGTAAAGAAGCAACGCGCCGATTTTGACTTGGCAGCCCGCATGAAAGAACTGGGAAAAATCGGCGTATTAGTCGGTATACCATCTGACAGAACGGCACGTGACGGCGAATCGGTAACCAGCTCTGAACTGCTCTACCTGCATACCCACGGCATCCGCAGAAAAGCCATGCGGCAGGAAATGGATAAGAACGTCGAGAGCGGCATGAAATACAGCGCAGCGCATGAGTTGTATTTGCAAACTCACGGCTCCCCGTTGTGGGCTTCGCCGCCGCGTCCTGTCCTTGAACCTGCCATCGCGGCTAATAAAGCCGTTATTGCCCGGGCGATGAATACCGGCGTTAAACAATATCTGCAGACTAAGAATGACCGAGGCTTGCGAAGTGCGGGTAATTTGGCGGCATCGTACGCCAAGAAATGGTTTACCGATCCGCGTAATGGATGGGCACCGAACAGTCCGCGAACGATCGTGCTGAAAGGTTCAAGCCGCCCGCTCATCGATACCGGTGCCATGCAGGAGGCTATCACTTATGTAGTCAGAAAGGATTGATTGTATGCTGGATATTTCGTTTCTGCTTGATGATCCGGATTTCGTCACTACGTTCCAGATTGTTAAAAATCAGGGCGAGTGGCAGGACGGCGAGTATGTCGTATCACAGGCCGCTCCGGAAACGGTCAGCGGTGTCGTGAGGGCGACGGGCAAAGACGATCTGGAGATGCTTCCGGAAGCCGACCGGATATCCGGCTCAATCACATTCTGGACACGCAAGCCGATAGACCTTGATTTAACCGCCAGCCCGCCGCCGCGCCTACGGTATGCGGGCAATACTTATAAAATTATGCATCTTGAGAATTGGCAGGATTCCGGCTATACGAAGATGATCGGAATTATGCTCGGGAGGAACGGGACAAATGAAAATTAAAGCTCTGCAGTCTTTGCTCCGCACGGCAATTTGTGACATTCTTCAACAGCCGGTGAACGGCTCTACGGTGCGGGTGTCGTACCCAACAGACGGCGCACCGGGGTTCAAGATTTCGGATACCGTACTGTTCATGTTCCTGCATGAGGCAGACGATAGTTATGGTAACGATCGTTCTCCGGTATATCATACTGAGAACGGCACCGTATATCGTGATCACGTTGGAACACGGGTCTGGGATATACTGCTGACGTGCTACGGCACGGACGGGCATGAATGGCTGGATCGGGTGCGTGCGGGTGTCCTTTGGGAGAAGACACGCAGAACTCTCGAGAGTAAGAACGTGTGTCTGGTTCCCACGAATCCTGCTATCGTACGTTCTCCGGAGTTATTTAACGGACAATGGTGGGAACGGTCTGATATGACATTACGCTACAACGAACTTTACGTTGACACGGAAAACGTTGGAGCTATTGAACACGTCACACTTACTGTCCCGCACGATTCCGTGCCAAGCTCCGGTAATCAAGATGATTTTACAGGGAGTGTTAACGTTCCCTGATTATTAAAAAGGAGGCTAATATGCCGCTTAAACCGTTAGACCTGACAAGCGTTGTCAAGATTATTGTTAATCTTTCTCAGCGATCTGCAGTCAGAAAAGGATTCAATGTATGCTGCCTGATAGGCAAGACCGATATTATTCCGGCAGCAGAACGCGTCCGCGAGTATACATCTCTGGATGAAATGCTGCAGGATGGGTTCAAACTCACCGACCGCCTGTATAAAGCCGCTGCTCTGCTTATGGGGCAGAATAAAAAACCTGATAAATTCATGGTCGGCTGTATTGCCACGGTGAAGTCTGTAACAGAAACCGCTGTACAGGCTCTGAAAGCATGCCGCGAAGCTAATTATGAGTGGTATGTGGGTATCGTCTGCGAGGATCAGACCGCCACGCAGCACTTGGCAAATCTTGAATACACGAATTCATGTACGCCGGATACGGTCTATGCTTACACTTCCGGCGACGCCGAAAATGACGCTGCCGCTACAGATAACAGTGTGTTCGTTAAGGCAAAAAATAAACTGTATCGCCGTTGCTTTGGCCTGTTTTCAACAAAGCATTCCGACGCTGTGGCTGCGGCTATCGGAAATGCTATGGCTTTTATGACCGGTACGATCAATTCCGCATTTACCATGAAATTCAAGACGCTTTCCGGCATTGAAACAGAAAATGCAACTTCTGTTTTCCCGTCTAATTCCGTTACGAAAATCAAGGGAGCAAATGGTAATGTCTATGTGAACCGCGGTACTTATTACAATATGTTAGAAGAGGGCGTTATGGCCGACGGTTCATTCTTCGATGAGATTATTTTCCTTGATAAATTCAAAAATGATTGCCAGCTGGCTATCATGGATCGGCTGACACAGAATGCGAAAGTGCCGCAGACAGAAGCCGGAATGACGATCTTGCACAGGGCATTGGAAGATGTTTGCCAAGAGTACAACAAGATCGGATTCTTGGCGTCCGGCGTCTGGAATGGTAATGATGTGCTTGAACTCACAGCCGGTGATACGCTGCCGAACGGATATCTAATTCAGTCGGAACCGATTGATAAGCAGTCCCAGTCCGACCGTGATAACCGTATCGCACCGCCGATCTACATCGCACTGAAGCTCGCCGGGGCTATTCATTCCGTTGTCGTGCAGGTTGACGTCAACCGCTAAGAGGAGGCTAATGTATGAGATATTCAACTTATTCTTTTACCGATGTTACCGCCGTTATTTCGCATCCGTCCTACGGACAGTTTTCGGTTAACGGCGAGGGTATCGGGAATTTTTCTGTCAGCAAATCGACGGAACGCTCCCAGCAGAATATTGCTGCCGACGGCTCTGTAATGACCAGCAAGATTGCAGGGAACAATGGCACTGTATCTATCAATGCCCAGCAGACATCTCCGCTGCATAACTGGCTACAGGGGCTGTTTAATTATCTGTGGTCGGCGTCCACGGATGAATGGGCACAGATCAGCTTGACAATCCGCGCCCCGAAAATGAGCAAGACGATTTCCTGCTCTTACGGCGCATTTCAGAAAGAACCGGATGAACCGTTCGAATCTCAGGGACAGAATGTCAGCTGGGTGCTGCTTTTCGGCGATATTCAGCGGCTGAATCGGGCGTGAGGTGAACTATGAATTACAAAGATATTGAACTCACGGTTGCCGGAAAGAAGCGTAAATTTCGAATTAATAAATTTGACGCACGCACCGGCAGCTATATTCTCTATACAGTCATGTCGCGTTTTCTGCCGTCCATTCTGCAGATTCACGCGGGGAATCCTGCAGATATTTCTGATATGTCAAAGCTGGTCAATACGGATGATATTGTGTCAAGTATTGCTATGAGTGAGGGAGAATTCGGAAAGCTGCAGACTGAGGCTTTGCGTGCCTGTGAAGAAATTCTTCCTGCAGGTGTTACGCCGGTACTTGATACATCTGGGAATTTTGCAGTCATCGGGCTTGAAAAAGAAGCCGTGGCTGTATTCGTTCTTACAGCGCAGGCACTGGTATTTAATTTATCCGGTTTTTTCGGCGAAGACGGCTTGACTTCCCTGTTGTCAGGGATTCAGCAGGTTACGCCGTCGCAGAGCCGGTAAATATTAACGCTTTTGCTTACTTGCCTGTTATGCAGGGTATGTGGCAGCAGAAAGAAGTATTTGATGGTACCTATACACTGGATGATCTGTTGGATGCTCATGAAATGATTATCCTACAGGCAGAAAACAAGCGCAGGGCGCAGGAGTATGCGGAAATGATGAATGGTGGTGATGCATAGTGGCGGCAAACTACATTGAAGAGTATCTGGTGAAACTGGGTACTGATGTCGACGCGCGGTCGGTTGCGGAGTTACAGAAAGCGGTTAATTCTGTCCATCAAATGGTCGGCGGGATGGAATCGCTGGCTCCGAAACTGGCGAAAGCCAGCGCACTTGTAATGGCGGCGATTAGTGGCATTGTGGCGTCCGGAGTATCACTCGTAAAGTCCATGGGCGATCAGGAAATGGCGTATGAAACGTTGGGACGGACGATGTTCGTTTCTGCCGGTCAGGCAAAACAAATGAAGATGGCGTTGGACGCTCTCGGAAAATCGGCTAATGAAGTACAGATTAATCCGAAGCTCCGCGAGCAGTATCGCCAGCTATTGTCCGACAGTGCGGCAATGACTGCAGGCGGCGGCTATAAGGCCGCCATGAATCAAGTGCAGGAACTGGCATTTGAATTCACGCGGTTAAAACAGGAAATCGCAGCCGGTATGCAGTGGGTCGCTTACTATATTGTCAAAGACCTTGCGAAACCTCTGGGTGATGCGAAAAAAACGCTAAAAACCATCAACGATTACATCATCACTAATTTGCCCCGCATTACCCGAACGATCGCGACCGGTTTCGGATTCGTGCGAAATATCGCATTCGCCGTCTGGCGGGTTCTATCCGGCATCGGTAAGCGTATCAACGAATTCTGGAAACGGCTACCGCATAACGGCAGAGTGGCGTTTCTCGCCCTCGGTACTGCTATTGCTGCGTTTCTTGCGGGACCGATCGGTGCTATGGCCATGGCCATCGGCGGAGTGCTGCTGCTCTTAGACGATTATTTCGCCTACATGGACGGCAAGAAAAGTCTGTTCGGCGAGCAGTGGGAAAAGCTGAATCGTGTTTTAGAGTTATGCAATAAAGCATGGTCAGTCATGGTGGATTATGTCAGTCGATTTTTCCACTGGGTTGAACATTCGGGGAGGCTGCAGGCATTCGTTGATGCGTTTGAGCGGATGGCGAAAGCTATCTACGATATAGCAGAATATCTCGGCGAGGAATTTTTTGAAAAACTATCTGAATTATGGACGTATATCGTCGATACAGAAACTGTTAATGCGTTTTCCGAAGCGTTCGATTCTCTCGGACAGGGCGTCACGTCATTGGTGAATGGCATATCGTCATTGATTGACGGAATTCTAAAATTCTTCAAAATCAGTGACGGCATTACAAGTAAAACTCGCGCTTGGACGTCATTTAAAAAAGTCCTTAAGCAAATTGTTATTACTATTGCAAAGATGATTTCCGGCATCGGAAAATTCGCGAATATCATCGGTAAATTATTGACGGGTGATTTTGCCGGAGCAAAAGCTCTCATCGGTAATATGTTCTCTGGCGGTGTCGACTTGTCCGACAAGCGTCTGGGCGCGCTATCGTCAAAATACGAGGGCGCACCGGGTACCACAGGGGGTTCCGGTGGAGCGTATGGCAGCTGGCAGATTATCCCAGATAATATACCAGATTTCCTGCAGCACTTGTCCGGCATCAATACCGAGTGGTATAACCGTTTATCAAATGCGGGAGCTGTCGGCTCTGCAGACTTTGATCAGGAATGGCGCGATATTGCCAGTGAAGATCCCGAAGGGTTCCGGGAAGCGCAGCGACAGTATATTGCAAAAACGCATTATGCTCCGCAAGTTGCGCAGATCCTGAATAGTACGGGGCTAAATATTGAAAAACAATCTCGAGGTGTGCGTGAAGCCGTCTGGTCAGTTGCCGTGCAGCATGGCGGCGGGACGAATATCATCGAGCGGGCAATACAGGCAATGGGCGGAGCAGGTGCCATCAATATGTCCGCTGAATCGCAAAAAGCATTGATTGACGCAATCTATAACGTCCGTAATGGATATACGGCTAACAGTGAAGGCGTTACTGCCGAGCAATTACATGACCGCTGGGACTCGGAACGTGCTGACGCGAAAGCGATCATACAACAGGAAGCGGACGAATGGGCACGGAATAATCCCCCGCCGCCACAGGAACCGGATGTAACGCCGTCCGGGAGTCCGTCTTTGTTGGAAAGAGCAGCAAATACAGGCAGGGTACTTGAAAACGGCTGGAATGCAGTAAAGCAAAAGTGGGGCGAATGGACGGGGACGATTAGCAATCTTGCGGGGACGAGCAGCTTTGCGGATTCCCGCAGCGCAAGGAATACGGTTAATGCGCCGGTAACCATCAATGTCTACGGCAATAACGCCGATCCGCAGGCTATCGGCAGAGCGGCGGCATCAGAAATCAGAAAGGTACTGCCGGAACGTGATATTGGTAATATTTATGACAGGGGGGCGGGTATGCAGTGAGTTTAATTACGTCAATCAAAAACTACGGTAAAGAAATCACATCATCTCGTGCCAGCTGGACGGACTTTACAAAAGATGTCGCGAAAGTATTTAACAATCAAACGCTGCTGGATTACACCACTGCGTTTAATAATTTTGAGGACTATATTTTATATACGCCGAAATGGACAATCGGCGGAGCTGCATTTTCCGGCATTATGCGGACAAATCACGCATTGTCGGTTGAAGCGACGCATTATCCGGTGCAGAGCGGATCGGTGATGACTGATCACGCGATATTACTGCCGGCAGAACTTGACATTGACGTGATGGTGTCCGATGCAGAAGTGTATTCCCGGTCAATCAAGACGGGGAACAGGCTATTTGACGCGGTTATCAGCGGTTACAATCAGATTAACAGTATTATTCCGATTACAAATTTCTTTGCACCGCCCGGCCAGCCTGCAGTTACCGGCGACAGAGGTATATCTGCATGGACATTGTTTGCAAATATGATTTCCGCGCGCACGCCGGTTGATGTTGTGACGCGGCTTGGAACATATCATAATATGCTGCTTGTGCATGCTGAAGCACCGGACGATGTAAGCAGCCTGCACGGTTTAAATTGCACGTTACATTTTGAACAAATCGATGTTGCGCAGGTCGCCGAAGTGCAGGTGTCCGCGCGCTCACAAACGACGAATTCGTCAAATTCAGGCGCGCAAGCTGTTGATACGGATTCTCCGGCAAACAATGAAAGTATATTGCATGCAGCAAATGAAGCGATCGGAGGTAAATGATGTATTCAATTATACCGATTACCGCGAAACCTCGGAATACGTTTTCATGCAAAATACCGGTTGACAGTAAAAATATAACATTAGTATTTTCGACGAGATACAATGAGATTGCAGGATATTGGAATGTATCGGTATCCGACGGCAACGGCACGGAGTTGATACACAATCTGCCCATGCTGCCCGGACAGAATATATTAGAGCAATACTCATATCTCGAGATTGGTTCCGCTTGCATTATTCCGGCTCATCAGATGGAGGATGAATGGGCGAATGCAGGAAATCTTGGTGCTGATTGGTTGTTGGTCTGGAGTGATACGTTATGAGCGCACGGCAGGAACTCACGAATACCGCCGAGTTGGGGTTATACGGTCGTATGTGGCGGGTATTAGTGCAATACGAAGAGACAACAGCTCTCGATGTGTCTAATCTTCGGACAGTATTTGAGATCAAGAAAAATGCGCTGGGACAGCCGTCAATTGCGCATATCGTGATTTATAACCTCGCTCCGGATACTGAAGCGCAAATCATCAAAGAGGGCTTTCATGTCCAGCTTAAAGCCGGATATGCAGCGCAGTACGGCTTGATTTTTGACGGCGATATTATACAGGTTTTCCGAAATCGTGAGGACGGTATCAATTATCGGCTTGAAATCATAGCTGCCGACGGCAAGAGCTTTTACGGCGGTAATTTTATCCGGACGACACTGGCGGCGGGCAGTAATCCTCGTGATGTCATCGAAGCGGCGGCCAAGCTGGCATATTATCCGATTGAAATCGAGCATGTATCAGAAAATCTACCGGAAACAACATTGCCGCGCGGCAAAGTATGCTTTGGTTATCCGGCAGATATATTGGATGATCAGGCGCGCACCACTGATTCGTTCGTGCAAGTCGATAATGGTAAGCTCGAAGTCCGAAAATATACCGACCCGATCCCGGATGATAAATGTCTATATCTTACACCGCAAACAGGATTGGTCGGGACACCGGAATATACTGATGACGGCATTGGTATTCGCATGCTATTAAATCCGGTCGTCACGATTCATGGCTTAATTAAAATTGACAATGATATTATTCAGCGGACGGCAGTTGATACCGGCCAAATGATGAAACCGAATATGTCACCGGCAGGCGGCAAGGTTGCTGATCAGAACACCCGATTCGATCCGACCGGTGAATACGAGGTCTATTCGCTGGTGCATTCTGGTGATACGCATGGCGAAACATGGCTGACGGAAATTATAGGAATCGGCAGAAACGGAAAATCAGGGCTTCCGATTATGGTTGATTCTGCAGATGGGACGGTGAGATCATGATATCAATTGAAAGTCGAACTGCAGGGAATTTGGATAAATCCCGGCGTGAGCGAAGTGATTTTTCTCGCACTCTTCGTGTTGCGATTCCCGGCATTGTGACTGAGGTAAATTATGCCGCTCAAACGGTATCAATACAGCCGACTATCAGAGAGAAAATCGAAATGGATGGAACGTATAAATGGGTCGAATTACCGATATTGATTAACGTTCCGTTTTTCGTATATTCCGGCGGCGGTTATTGTGTTACGCTCCCGGTCTCACCGGGTGATGAATGCTTGGTCGTTTTCGCGGATAGCTGTATCGACGCATGGTGGCAATCCGGCGGCGTGCAGAATCAGGTAGAACGCCGCCGGCACGATCTGTCTGACGGCATGGCGATTGTTGGGTTCCGGTCGCAAGTGCATACAGTACCGGGGTATTCCGGTGATTCCGTGCAGGTTCGGACGGAGGATGGCGGGACGTTTATTGACCTTAAGCCGGGGCAGGTTACGATCAATGCGAATGTACAGATTAACGGGAATTTATCAACGTCCGGTAATGCCCAGACCGGCGGTAATCATACCGTGACCGGAACGCTCAAGGCAGGGGGAATTAACATGAATACGCATACTCACCGCGGAGACAGTGGTGGAAGCACGGGGGCACCTCGATGAAATACAGACGATTGAACGAAAACGGCGACTTTACTTTCGGTGCCGGGTCGGCAAATTATATCTCCGATCGGGAAGCCTGCGCGCAGGCAATCAAAACGCGGCTTTTATTATTTCTCGCGGAATGGTGGGAGGACTTGAATGACGGCTTGCCGCTCTGGCAGAAAATATTAGGTCATAGCGACATCAAGGCGGCTGAACAGCTCCTGCGTGACCGCATAACAGGAACTGAGCACGTGCAGGATATCATCGAATTCCACTCATACTGGAACGGCGATTCCCGGCAATACACGTTTTCCTGCACCGTTTATACGGACTATGGCGAAGTGCAGTTATCGGAGGTGACGTTATAAATGGCATATTTTAAGCCGTATATAGACGGTACCGGATATCATTATCCGACGTATAACGATATACGGGACGACATGATGGATCGATTCCGGCAGATCTACGGGCAGGATATCTATCTGGGTAATGACAGTCAGGATTACCAGATGATCAGTATTTTTGCTCTCAAGATTTACGATACGTTCCAAGCGGTCGAGTTGGATTATAATAACCGGTCCCCGAAAACCGCAATCGGCACCGCATTAGATGCGCTCATAAAAATCAACGGACTCACGCGCAAGAAGGCGTCATATAGTACAGTACAAGTCACACTCACCGGTGATGCCGGGACGCAGGTCGTGGGGGGTATCGTGCGGGATAGTAACGATGTACAGTGGGCATTGCCGTACGTTGTCAATATCGGCAACGCGGGAACCGCTACAGTCACCGCTACATGTAAAAAGATTGGTGCCGTCGGGGCACCGACAGGATCGGTCACGGGTATTGTTACACCGACGAAAGGTTGGATATCTGTTACGAATAAAGAGCAGGCTGTATTGGGGCAGCCGGTGGAAACGGACGAGCAACTGAGGGCAAGACAGACTATCTCTGTTGCCAATCCGTCGCAGGCGGTTATCGAATCGACAAAGGGCGCGATCGCCGCTGTTTCCGGTGTTACACGTTATTCTGTGTTGGAGAATGATACGAACGTAACAGACGGAAACGGTATTCCCGGACATTCGATTTCGGCAATTGTTGAGGGCGGCGCGGATGAGGAAATTGCGAAAGCAATCTATCTCCGGAAATCTCCGGGATGCGGAACATATGGCACTACGGCGGTTAATGTACTGAACGCCGAAAATGTAGCGACGAATATTAAATTCTTCCGCCCAACATATGTTAAAATTGACGTTCGCGTCCGCGTCAAGAAACTAACCGGCTACACAAAAGAAATCGAGGCGGCAATTATTGATTACGTCAAGTATTATCTGTCAATTTTAGCCATCGGACAATCCGTTTACTTGTCAAGTATTTGGGCGATTGCGGCACGGGCTATTGTGGATATTACGAATCCGACTTTTAGTGTCATTGAGGTTAAATTGGGCATTAAGGGTAGTAATCCGACTGTCGCGAATATCCCGATAGTGTTTAATCAGGTAGTACAGTATAATTCCTGCACGGTTACAGCGGAAGAGGTGTAATAATGGCGTTATATGAAGGTTACTTAGACTGCATTACGTCAGAGCATCGTGACAAGCCGAAATATACAGAAATGATGAAAATGCTGCTGAGTTATACGGACGATCCGATGCAGATATCATTTGATATGCCGGATGCATTTAATATCGATACAGCGGCAGGGACGCAACTTGATATTATCGGCTTGTATCTCGGACGATCACGGGTAATGCCGTTTAATGCGAAAAATGGCGCAAGTAGTGTATTATCGGATAAGCTGTATCGTATATTGCTTAAAGCAACGATTGCGAAAATGAGTTGGGATGCCGGTATTGAATCACTCAGCGAAAAATGGCAGACACTATTGCCGGATATCACAATATCGATACGTGATAATCAGGATATGACGATAGACGTGTCGTTAGTCGGCGTTAGTGACGAACAATTAAAAGAAATGATAGAACTGGGCTACATTATACCGAAGCCGGAAGGCGTCCGGTTAAATCTGCAGATTTCCGCGAATCCGCTATTTGCGTACGACTTGAATACTGATGTTTTCGCTGGTTACGAAAAAGGAGAATGGTCGAATGGCTGATAATAATTTTAAAGTATTTGACGAAACAAAAACCAATGTAATGTCTGATACTGATTATGCTAATCACACGCAGAGGTCAAATGGCGTGCAATCTGGCGTTGCGTCGTCCGCACTGCATAATAAGTTATATCGGCAGGTTAGTATGATGAGTAAAGCCTTAGCTGATTTTATCGCCAGTCAAGCATTTGATGCGAAAGACGAAGACTCGCAATTATTATCGCAGAATCTGCAGAAAGCACTGACGAAATTTGCGAAAACGCCATTAGATGATCATAATACGAATCCGGCGGCTCACGCCGCGGGTATTGCGGGGAATGCTGCTACAGCCACCGCCGACCAGCACGGTGTCCAATTTACTCAAGGATACGTCGGCGAACGCACATATTTAAATGCGGGTATGTTTCATGCATGGAACGAAATTATGGCAGCCGGAGTATATACTATCGACGAATCCTGTTTTGACCTGCAAGGTGCGCCGTCTGGCATGGTAACGTCCGGTGTATTAGTCGTATTTTTAATGCAGGATACCGTTGCGCAGTTATATATCGCTAATATGTATAATTCTGTAACGAATAACACCGCATTAAAATCAATGGCAACCAGACTGTATATCAATAATGCATGGACGCGATGGCGGTATGCAGCAGATTATTCCGGTATCGCCCGAAAATTTTTAATGCTATCTGGCGGCACACTGACAGGTGATTTAACCGTACCGACTGTACACGGGGCGTTAGACGGCAATGCTGATAGTGCTACAAGACTACAAACGGCAAGACGAATAGGCGGAGTATCATTTGACGGTACTGCTGATATAGATTTACCCGGAGTGAACAAAATAGGGAATCAGGACACAACGGGTACTGCTGATAGTGCCAATTATATAGTCTACACAAAAGGCATTTCTGGTGATAAGGATAATAATATCGCTTTAGAAGCACTACAGTTAAACAGAATGACACTTACACGGGCTAACGGTATAAATATTAGCGGCAGTCAGAGATTCGGTTCTATCATATCGTTGCCATACGGGATAGATGACACGCGTAATATGGTGCAACAGATTTTCACGGAAAACGACAACGGGCGCATGTGGTTTCGAACAAACCATTATTCTGGTAATAAACAATTCACTCCGTGGTCTGCAATTGCCTTTTTGAGTGACATTACTGCTATAGACAGTATGAACGTTAATAACGCTAACGCATGGTGGGTGAAGTTAAAAGGCGGTCTAATAATACAAGGAGGACGCGCAAATAGTAATACGTTTTTCGCTTACCCGATTGCTTTTAATAATCTACTATATGTTGGAAAGCAAGTTACAGAAAATAATTCAGAAAATAACATGTGGATCAAGGAAAATGCTGTTGGCGAATGGAATCAGCCGGAGCATTCTTATACAAACAAAACCGGAATATGGCTCCCTAAAATGAACTGGAACCCATTATGCCAAGTCTTAGCTATCGGATTTTAAGAGAGGTAAAAAAATATATGACTTACATATCAATTTATAATAAAACATCCGGCGAACGTATCACATCATTGGTCACGGGCGTTCACGGCGAAACTATCGAAGAACTCACAAGAAAAGCAAAATCTGATTATCCGAACGCTATATATATCAATCAAACCGAGGATGAATGGCAAGAGTCCATTGCCGGTAATTATGAATATCGTGACGGTAAACTACAGGCACCGCTGCCGCCTACGCAGGAAGAGTTGGACGCCATCGAATATGCTCGTTTACAAGCCGCCGAATTGGCAGAGTTAAAACAGTTACTGTCAGATACGGACTATAACGTGACGAAATTCATCGAGGGTGTTTTCACCGCCACGCAGTACGAGCCGATGAAACAAGCACGGGCAGAATGGCGGGCGGCATATAACGCAATCGAAACAACAAAAGACTTGAAAGCATTAAAGACAATCACTTACAGCACCCATATCCCTGTGATCAAATAATAGAGGTGTCATTTTGAATGAAATTATTATCACGTCACCATCATTATATCAGCAGATAATAGGCAGTTTGACTTGCACTATCCCCGCAAATGCGGTTGTAGATATAACAGGCACTATCTTTTTCACACTTGCGCTATTGTTCACTGATGTTATGTTGCGCATTACAATTGAGTGTAACAACTATTTAAAAACCACAGGTAAGAGTTATACTCTGTGCAACATTATTACCACCTTCCTTTGGTACGGCTGGGGTTCTGTTACGCTGCCAAACGGCAGCAAGTGCAGGTTTTTAATCAGCAAAGGGCTGCGGACGGCATTAGTATTAAAAATGGCGGTGCAGTACCCCGTGCTGTTTGCTTTTTCCGTACTGTCATTCTTGTTGCCGGACGTTGAGATCATTGGCTGGCGGTTTGATTACGTTGTTTCTTTCGCATTTTTGATCATTCCGGTACTTTGCGAAATAACGTCCATCATTGAGAAATTAAACATGTTGGACGCAGAAATAATTAAAATCGGACACGCTTTTATCAGATTTATTAAATCGGTTAGGGGGTAGTATGCAGGCAAAGTTAAAAGCATTGTGGACTAAAGCTGTGTCATATCTGCCTACTGCGCGTCAAAAAATACAAACGTCAATGCAGATTGTCTATGTATACGGCATTGGACTGATCATATTGTTTTTAATGATATTGACGGCATGGTTACATGATTGGTGGCGGACAGGCGTTGCTAATACGCAGCTTTTAATTTCATTTTTCAAGGAATTTACAGCTCCGGCAGTTGTCGGGGCTTTTACTTTTGTATCTGTGTTTTTAGTTGATAAAAATCATGACGGCAGACCGGACGCGGCTGAAAAAGAGGCAAAAAAAGAGAAGTCGAAACCGCCGATTGTACCGCCGATCAAGGAGGAACGCAAATGAATATGTCTGAATTTAAGCAGGAACTTAAAGATAACAGGGATTACTTTTATCAATTCCCGTATCCCGTCGTCACATATTATCATTGGACGGCGGGTAGATACTTTACTACGTTTAATGATTATCATTACTGTATCGACGGAGACGGGGAAATAATCAATACAAGACCCATTACCGAGGTACCTGAAGCCACGTGGCACAGGAACACGGGCAGTATTGCTATTGCTTTGTGTGCCTGCTATGCCGGCAAGCCTGATGATTTGGGCGATTATCCGCCCACAGATGCGCAAATTGAGATACTGTCCAAAATGACCGCAGCTATTGCAGAAGTGTTTGAGAATCCGATTGACGCCGAGCATTTTATGACGCACGGCGAAGCGGCGGACATTGACGGGTACGGGCTATACTCTGGCGAGAGAGATTGCCGTTGGGATTTACAGATTCTGCATGATGGCGACGAGTACGGCACCGGCGGGGATATTTTGCGCGGCAAGGCGCAGTGGTATTTCGAGCAAGGGGTGTAAAATGCTGACGATATCGAACCAGAACATATTTTTAACACGTGGCGATACCGCAAAAATCGCATTAAATATATACTATGCCAATAATGCGGTATACGACAGTACAAAAGACACTATCGTATTAACTATTAAAAAATCGACCACGGACAAAGAGAAAGTGCTACAAAAAACGGCAGTTAATGGCGTTATCACGCTATCTCATGACGACACTAAAAATCTTGATTACGGAGATTATGTATATGATGTACAGCTAACTACCGTTGCCGGTGACGTCTGTACAGTTATTACGCCGCATAGGTTTAGACTGGAAGAGGAGGTTAATTTTGATTGACGAATTACAAGCAGAAATTGCTGAATCCGGCGTGCTTACAGGGAGTATGTCAACCGTCGAGGATTTAACCGCCGAAATATCACCGTCCAGTATTGGTCGGGATGGGAAATCGGCGTATGAGATAGCCGTTGATAATGGATTTAACGGCACGGTAGCAGAATGGTTACGCTCCCTGCACGGAGAAAAGGGCGAACCGGGGAAAGATGGATCTGATGCAACTGTGGATTTAACTGATTATGCGAAAAAATCAGAAATAATCACGGAATCCCGCATTATCGAACTCATCGATGCCAACGCTGTATCTGCAGAATCAATATCAACGGCAGTCAATCAAGCTATCGAAAATTACAGGAAATCTACTGAATTAATATTCCATCTTGCATATCAAGGCTATGAATCCGAGATCAGCCGTAAAGATAATGTTCATTTTTGTAAGATGGTCACTAAATATAAATCAGCAGACTTTGATGAGTATTTTGACATTGTCAATGAGACCGACTTTATTGCGAAAAAGGATTGTACGATATTAGCCGTCAGTAAGGTATATCAGTATGCAACGTCAGGTGGGAATACGTCAGTCAACAGGGTGACGCTGAACCAAGTAGTTATCACAATGTCAGAAACAGTAAGCCGCATGGCTGGGTCAGTCGGTGCTACACAGTCAGGCGTATTTTCTGTCAAAACCGGCGCAATTTTGCGGTGTGAAACATACGCAGAAAAAGGATATCCGCAGGGCGGTATGCAGATATATATATCGCCGATTGTGTCGAATAGTTATAGCTATGACGGTACAACACCGGAAGAATATATGACCAGTCTATATGCAGTCGATAAGAATTGAGGTGTAATATGTATGAGAAGAAACAGGCTTATTATATGTTTGCTATCGGCACTATTATTATTGTTGCCATTATATTGTGGTTCACATGTGCGGGCAGAGGTGATGTATCAAATCTCCGAGGCGGAGCTGACACGGTTAGAGCAGAACTTACAGACGCTGGCGAATCACAGCGAGCAGAAGCAGCAGCTATTGACCGAGCAGCAGAGGCAGCTGACCGAAGCGCAGAATCAATTAAAAGTAGTCAACGAGCAGCTGAAAATATCCAGAGCATTGAACGCACAGACGCAGAAATCATTGCGGAAAGCAGAGGAATCCTTAAACGAGTACGAGAAAGAGGCGGAACGGAAAATACGGATTAAAACAAGGCAGCGGAATTTGTGGATTTTGATTTCTGGTGGCTTGCTCGCAGGCTTAGCGGTGAGGTGATGACATGAGGTGGTTTATTTACGCTCCTTTGCAAATTGTCTGTATGATTGTTTGCTATCTCACGAATTGGATTGTCGTATTGTTTGCTGACCGGAACGGCGAATTGCCGGGCATATTACGGTTATGGCAAACGTGGGATGACAGCTTGGACTCTGAAGATTGCGTGACAAAATATGCTCCGAGGATCATTAGGTACGACTTTTATAAATATTACCGTGTAGAGCGGCACATCTTACCTACGTATAACCGATGGAAGAAATACAGCATTAACATTGCTCCGCTGCCGCTGATTGACCATATTAAGCGGTATTTCTGCCGTGTTTTTTGGCTTTACCGCAATTGTGCATACGGCTTTGCCTTTGAGTGGTTCGGATGTGATGTGCCGCCGGGCAGCGTCAAAGTCTATGCGGACTATAAAGCCGGCGAACATGAACTATATTATGCGTCGTCAAGAAATCACTGGATGTTATACTGCACACTACCAATTAGCAACCGTTATCGATGGCGGATATATTTAGGATGGAAATTGGCACCGGATATCGCAATGTATCATAGAGCTATGATTGCATTCCGGATTTGGTTTTGTCGTGACGAATAATAAAAATAAATTTTTGAGCAGTAAGGATATTTCATTCTTACTGCTCTTTTTTATTGCGTTGGCCATCCGATAAATACTGACTTTTTTATTTTTCGTCTGTCAGAATGCTGATAAATACTGATAATTTTAATATTGTAAACTTTACTGTTTTTGGTGCGGTTTGGCCATTAAGAAAACTACTGAATTTATTTGTAAACTGTTTATGTTTAATGTTAGAAATAATTTATAAAAAATATTTTGAATTAGTATTGCAAAATCAAAATAGGAATAGAATTATAAAAAATAAGAGCGGTGAAATACCCGTTCTTTTTATAATAAAAAAAATAGGATCGATATCAAATGATATTGATCCCGTAAAAACAGACACTCTGTTTTTGAGTTCTGAAAATATTATAACATGTCACGTCTACGGCGGACACAGGATTACGCTGTAG